CAATTATTTCTGCTGTAAATCTTATCTTCATTTTTTTCATCCTCCAGTGTTTTTTTTCATTTTATCATAAATTCTTGATTTTGAAAATATATTTTCACCCGCACAGGTAGAAAAAATTTACGATAGAGCCGTTGAAAGTGGACTTATGCAGTAAATTTTATTTTAACAGCAAAATTTACCTTGTGCGACATATTGAATTTAGCGGGGATTTATTAAGATTTGAGGCAGAGGAAGAACAAAGTTTTAGATCCCCGCAACATTATAAAAGGGATTACGTTTTAGACGTTTTACAGGAGGCGGCGGAACAATGAGAAAAACAAAACCTACACGGGCGCAAAAGATATATTTTGCCTCGCACGGATTGAAGCCGGATAATTGGTACATAGAAAAGGAAACAAAAGATTACTTCTATCTTGTCAGCAAGAACGGGCAACATAGATTGATAGACAAAAAAGGATATGTAAAAAAATGAAAATAAAATAACGCCGCTTGTATGAAATGATTTTATGCAAGCGGCAGAAAACTGATTGAGTTTCTTCTATATAATAAGTAAATTTTTTAAAGCGTCCGGGGCGGCGCTTCACGGGTTTATACACAATATTAACAAATTAACTATATAACACAGACGGGCGGTGATTTATATATGAGAAAAAGAAAGAGTAAAGGTAGGAGCGTACAGAGAGAAAGAAGAATATTCCACGGTGATTATTTAGACGTTCATTCATTCCCTGTTTTTCAAAAGCCGGGTAAAAGAAAAAAGAAAACAAATCCCTCGTCTGAAATCCAAAAGAAATTAAATCAAAAATACAGGGAAAACAAAGTAACGTATTTAATCAATGAAAATTTTAACAGCAAAGATTTAGAAATGGGACTTGGTTTTGATGATGAACATTTACCGTCTACATATGCCGATGTGCAAAGGTTAATCAGAAATTATATAAGACGTATAAAACATTACAGAAAAAAGAACGGTTTACCCGAATTAAAATATTTGTATGTCATTGAGCGGGGCAAAACAAACGGACGTTGGCATATACATATGATTTTAAGCGGCGGTATAGACAGAAATGTTTTAGAGGAAATGTGGGGGCAAGGTTACGCGCATACATACAGACTTGAATTTGACGACGAGGGGCTGAAAGGTTTAGCAAAATATAAAGTCAAAGAGCCGGAAACAGATATTGCGGTTATAGATGAAAAGATCCGCCGTTGGGCTTCAAGTAAAAATTTAAAGCAACCGACTATTCCAAAAGACCGGGACGGATTTATAAGCAAAGACACTGTAAGGGATATTCGGAAAGGCGATATTTGCGAACGAGATATTGAACGGCTTTATCCCGGCTATACGGTTACATCAATAGAGCCGTTTTTAAATACAATCAATGCGGGCGAATATGTTACTATTCGTTTGCGGAAAACACAAAGTATCAAAACAAACAAGGAGGTATTTTATAAATGCAGAGAATAAAAGCGAGTGATTTACCTGTCCCCACTGAAAGCGAGGAACAGCAATCGTTATTTCGTTATTGTTCGGTTGAATTGTCACGTTATCCCGATTTGGATATGTTGGCGCATATTCCGAATGAGGGAAAGCGAACAAAGACAACGGGCGCACGGTTAAAGCGTGAGGGATTGCGGCGCGGTTATCCCGATATTGTTTTAGATGTTCCGCGCGGCGAATATCACGGTTTAAAAATCGAATTGAAGCGGCGGAAAGGAAGCAAGATAACGCCGGATCAAAAAGAATGGATAATCAAACTTAACAAACAGGGTTACGCGGCGGCGTTCTGTTATGGTTGGGAACAAGCGTGGGAATTTATACACGCTTATTTGACGTGTTGGCATTCGCTTGAAAGTGAAAAGAAAGTAGATGAATATATTTCAAAAAGTTTAAAGGAGGCGGCGGAGTAATGGGATTTGAACGCATATTCCCCACGCTTGTAATTGTTTTACATATCGGGGCGGCGGTTGCATTTTTGATAACAGGAAACTTGGGGAAATTTATATATTATTTATCGGGCGCGGCTTTAAATATTGCTATAGCCTATTTGATGTAAAGGAGTGAAAGAAAAATGATACCAAAAAAATTAGTTTCAATGTGCGGCAAACGCAAAATAATATCTATGTTTGAGGATAAGGAAAGTGGATTAAAATGGTTGTCGGCGGGGAATGTGGCGGCTTGTGTAGGCGGTGATTGCGAGATAACACCAAATTCAATACTTTTCTTTTTAGGAGTATCGGAGGAAAACAAGGACAGTTATTTTATAAAATACAAGCAAGAAAAGGAATTACCGAATACGGATTTAGCTGAAACCGTGGAGCGGCTAAAATATAGCTTGAATATAAACGGTGATACATTACAGCCGTTTGCAACCTCACACGGGATTTTGTTTGTTAATATAAAATCCCTTGCTATTTTTGCAGACAGTAAAGAGGAATTTACATACAAATTTACGCGTTGGAACAAGACACCTGTACTACTTGTTATGGAATACGACACGCTTATCGGTATTATTCCGCCTGTTACGCAAGACTATGAAAAGCTAATTGATTTTATTGACAAGCTATCATACAATGTCGATTTGGCAGAACGCAACAATTTTCTGTCGATAGACGGTAAGCAAGTCAGTTTATTTGATAATGACATTGTGCTTTATGAGAAATCAGAGGACAATGATACGGAAGAACAAGGAGCGGCGCACGATGAAACGGAATAAAGAAGCTCAATACAGAATTAAACTCATACAGGAAAATCACTTTAAGAAAGCGTCGCAACGTTCGCTTGATAAAGAAATACGCCTACACTACATAGGGTATAAAGATGTTTACGATATGTGGAAGCGCGGAAATAGCCTTTTAATTATGGCAACATTATCTATGCACATCGCAAGCGGCGGCGCGGCGGCAGGAGTAACAACGGCGGAAATGTCAGAAACATTGCGAAAAGGTTTTATTCCTTGTATAGAACTGTTGAATAAAATGTATTAAGATATAGGAGGCGGCGCAAATGATAGAGCAGAACAATATAAAAGATTTTGCGATAGCGGCATTTAGACATTATCATAATACACGAAAGACAGATATTACAGACGCAGAAACGGCGGCGGTTGTTCTTGCTGTATCATCTACATTACATCATCTCAAATGTGAACGCGACACAATCGCACTTGACGGAATTAAGCAAGTATATTTTAAATTGCCTCAAGGTGATTTGAAACGTGGTACGCTGTCAAGCTATGTACGCCGCGCCGCGTTTGATATGAATGTAAGCGAGCGTGTATTGTGGTATAAATTGCGCCGCGCCCGTCGTACATTTCAATACTATTACAATGAGTTTATGACAAAAAGTTTGCAGTAATAAATAAAAATAATATTGTATAATAAGACCGTGAGTTGAAACGCCCGTACAGCTCACGGTTTTTTGTTCGTTATGGCGGCGGAATGTTCCCCGCTGTAACGGGCGAAAAATTTTGTAGGTACTTTCCGCCCCCATACCCCCTTGCGGGGCTAAAGAGGCGCGGAAAAAACCTCTTTTTCAAAAAAATTTTTAGGCGACTTCCTTCCGCTTTTCAAAATGGGATTTGTCAGATTGAACAAAAGACAAAAACAGATCAAGCGGCGGCGGTTGTTGAGATTGACGGGCGGCGGCAATATCAAATCAAAAAAATTCACAAAATAAGATTTGATTTCCGCTTTTGCGGCGGCAAAAAGAATTTTTAAAATTCTCACGCGCGCGATAATAGAAGAAAATAAAAAAATTGAAATTTTGCATTTTATAGGTAGTAAAAAATGTATGAAGTTAATCAAAAAACGCTTGCGGCGGCTCTTGGCATTTCCTCCCGACAAGTCAGAAATTTAAGAGAACAAGGAATGTTTGAATTTGTACCGGGTACAAAAAAATATGACTTGACGGAGTGTGTTTCGGAGTATATCGAATTTAAGGTAAAAGCGGAAGTCGGCGGCGGTACATCAATCATCAAAGAAAAGGAACAGGCGGAACACGAAAACTTAAAAAAAGAGATTACAAGAATAAAGTTGCGTAAGCTCCGAAAAGAAGTACACGAAGCGGCGGACGTAGAAGCGTTTTTAAACGGAATGTTATTAAATTTTCGGGCGCGGCTCTTATCCGTTCCGGGAAAAGTTGCGCCGCAGATTTTAGGCTTGCCGGACATTAACGAAATAATAAAAATACTTGATGAAGAAATGATACAGACGCTTGAAGAATTGTCGGAATACGATCCCGACAAAGTAAACGGCGAAAATGGTACAGAAATAATCGGCGACGAGGACGACGAGGAACAGGAGGAATTTAACGATGATTAAAAGAGTAAAACGGCGACTATTTATTTTTAAATGGCATTGGAAAAATAGACATTGGCAAGAGTGCAGACAGAAACGCCGGGCGTTTGAAAGAGATCTTGCAAAATATGACAATGTAAATAATTTTGTCGGTTGGTAAATTTCCGATGAAATTAAAATAAAAAAATTATACGGAGGTACAAGAAAATGTCAGAATTTAAGGGTAAAGGCGATGAAGCAAAGAACAATCCGCACAACGTAACAGCGGCGTTGGCAGACAAGAATTTTGCGGCGACAAATCCCGCAAACGCTCCCGCTCCGGCGGTAACGGAGGCAAAGAAACCTGTAAAAGAAATCGTTATTGACGAGGCGGAAGAAAAGCTCGACAATATTATCAAGTTGTCGCGTACATACAGGCTTGACGGCGAGGAAATTGACACGATAGATCTTACAAAGATAGAGGATATGAACGCTATCACAATGCAGAAAGCCGACAACATTTACAGAAAAATAACTAAAACTCCGGCTTCAATGCCCGAAACAACATATGATTACGCTATCGCAGTAGCGCATATTTTAACAGGCTATCCTGTTGAGTTTTTTCGTCAGATCGGCGCAAATGATCTTACAAAGATTAAATTGCGCGTTGTGAATTTTTTATACAGCGAGGATTGACGTTTAACGGCATAAGAAGATTATGCGTCAATTTGGGAATGGTAACGAAAACGTCGGTTAAGTTTTATTTTTCTATGCCACAGCACGAACTATTAAAAATAGTTGATGATATAACGGCACTGACAGAAAATAAGCAATAGAATTGAATACGGGAGGGGCGGCGGCAAATGCCTAATACACGAACGAGGTCGCGGCAGAAAACAAAAAACCTCTTTATGCGGTGTATACGGCGTTCGCTGTCGCGTCCCGAACAATTAACCGTTTCAGAGTGGGCGGAAAAATACAGAATACTTGACGAAAGCTCGTCATTGCCGGGACGGTGGAGTAATAACATAACGCCGTACTTGGTGGGAATTATGGATTGTTTCAATGATCCATATATTCAGCATATAAATTTTGTGAAATCAACACAGGTCGGAGGAACAGAAGCAATCATCAACGCGACAGGTTGGATAATAACAAAAAATCCGTCGCCGACGATGATTGTTTATCCTACCGACGATTTGGCAAAAGATGTTTCAAATGACAAGTTAAAGCCCGCATATAGAAAAACGCCTGAAATTTCAGAACGATTTTTTGATACAAAATCAAGTGAAATGAATTTGCGTTTTAAGAATATGAAAATCTATTTGCGTTCCGGCGGCTCTCCGTCAAAATTAGCGTCAAAAGCTATAAAATATTTATTTTTTGATGAAATAGATAAAATGGCGGGAGCGTCAAAAAAAGAAGCGTCGCCGTATAATTTGGCGGCGGAGCGTACAAAAACATTCAAGTATAGCAGAAAAATATACACTTGTTCAACGCCGACACTCAAAACAAATTATGTTTGGAAATTTCACGAACGCGCTGACGAACAGCGTTATTATTTTGTGCCGTGTCCTCATTGCGGCGAAATGATAACGTTGAAATGGAAACAAATAAAATACGTTGATAATAAAGACGGCAAACTTACAAACACGGAGCGGGCAAAAACTGCTATGTATTATTGTCAAGAGTGCGGGGCGGCGATTGAGGATAGAGAAAAACCGAATATGTTAAAACGCGGTGAGTGGCGCGACGTAAAAAGAACTTGCGTCGGTTTGCCGCAAAGGGTTAGTTTTCATATTAACGCCTTGTATTCGTTTTTTGTTTCTTGGGCTGACGTGGCGTTTGAATTTTTGGAAAGCAAAGACGATCCCGAAACTTTACAAAATTTTATAAATTCTTGGCTTGGCGAGCCGTGGGAAGATACAAAACTGAAAACATCGGCGGAACTTGTTATGAAACGTCAAGCACCCGAAGCGGCGGGAGTTGTGCCGGATTGGGCGCAATTATTGACGGCGGGCGTGGACGTTCAAGAAACGTGCATATATTTTGATATTGTGGCTTGGGGTGAAAAAATGACAAGTCAATCAATATTGCACGCACAATTACTTTCATTAACGGAACTTGATCCGTATATGAACACTGAATATAGCAATAGCAAAGGCGAAAAACTCCTTGTCAGTTTGTGTTTAATCGACAGCGGCGATCAGACCGACGATGTATACGAATATTGCGCGGTGCGTCCGTGGGCGTTACCGTGTAAAGGCGTTAAAACAGGCTACAACCACATAAAAATTACTAAAATAAACAAGATAGACAGGGCATATAACGGGCAACCGTTAGTTTTAGTTGACGGCGGCAAGTATAAAGATATGATTGCGGCGAAACTGAAAATTGATAACGGTTTAGGCTCTTGTATGGTACACGCTGAATGTGATCGCGAATACGCTGAACAACTTACGGCAGAACATAAAGTCGCGGAGGGTACAGGCGCAAAGCGGCGTTTAGTGTGGAAACCGAAAACAAGCCACGCAGACAATCATTATTTAGATACAAGAGTTTATGCGTCGGCGGCGGCGGACGTGCAAAATGTACGATTACTTGACACAATGCAACCGACAGCGGAGGAAACCCCGACAAGAGAAAACACACAAAATAATGATTGGATAAATTCATTTTAAAGGAGGCGGCGACAATGGCGAGATTTGACGACATAGGCGATGTTTCGTTTATGGGTGATATTACGCTTGACGACATAAAAACAATGCTTATTGACGAATACAAAGCCGCCTACAAGGAAGTAACGGGCGAAACGCCTGTTATACCCGACGAGGAAGCAGTCATTACTAAAATTAACTGAAAGCGTATCATTGGAGTAAAACTCTATTTTCACATTGCCGTTATCCCATACTAACTTCTTTAAAATACTTCTAAGCATACTTCTTTTTATGTCTATGCTTGCATTATCAAAGGCTGAATTAAAATCCTGATATACTTCTTCAAGTATATCAAGATTATCTGATTTGAAGTTCTCTGATATTTTAGATTTACGCAAAGTATTTATTTGATGATTAATCTCATCTATCTTGAATGACAACTCCGTTATTTTAGCCGTTATATGTGTTGCAGGTAATTTATTATCCACATAAGCTAATTGATTGACTAAATTATCTATCATTTGATTATTTTTGTCGGCTTCTGCTTGTAATAATTTTATTCTGCCATCAATATCAGTAATATCGT